GCAAGAAGTTTGTTAACCCCTATGCCCAATAGGGCGGATAGCCTCTTATTCTTGCATTATTATATTTAGAATGGAACTATTAAAGACTCCCCACCAAAAGCTGCTTGAAGAGGCAGGCGCTATGCCGCAGTCTGACGGCATGCTAAACACGCCAAAACAAATGCTGATGCAAGAGTCTGGCATATTGCCCCATTTTGACCACGGTGGCAGTATTTCTACACAAGACATGCTGGCCGCTATGATGGCCCACGGTATCACACCACAGCACTTTGCTAAAGGTGGCGCTCCAGAAGAGCACATGACTTTTAACATTGGAAAAAACATTGGTGACAAAATAAATGCCTTATCTGATGCAGAAATCAAAAAGCATTTAGAAAAAGCGGGTCACAAGATTGTGGACTACAAAGTAGTTCCACCAAGACCCAATACCGAGTTTGGGCCTTTTGAACACACAGCGGTTGTGACAACCAAAGGTAGCCCACAAAACCTGACTGAAAAAACATGGGCGTTATCAAACGCACTTCAGCAACAAGCCATTCCGGTACAAACCGAATCACAAAAAGTATTAGCCGGCCCTGCTGCAGATAAATGGGGCCCGTTTAGCGAACAGCATTTTGTTCCGCAGCATGGCGTACAAGCCGCTGGTAACAAGGCAAGCATTTCCGACAAAGCGTTGGAACTAATGAACAAAGCCAAGCTCGCTGCTAAACACAGCCCGTTTCAAAGTTTATTTAACGTCGCTAACTTTAGTGATGTTATTGAAGACGCTTACAAAACAGGACAGCACCTAACAGGTTCCAGACCCGTTCAAGCGTTAGAAAGTGGTTTTAATGCAATCACTGGAATACCTGCGGCGCTTCCAAACATGCCGATGGGTATTAGCATGGCCGTGCCGATGGGCGGCAAAATGCTTTCAGAACAAGCAGCAACTTATGCAGCACAAAATCCTGAGTACACATCTCAAATGCGTAACGTGGCAAGCAGCCCACTAGGCGGCGCACTTGCTGGAGACTCAGGCTTAGCATCTTACATCCTTGGTGACAGAGATTACTCAGACGTCATTAAGAACAGACAACAAGAATAAATAACTTATGGCAAATCCAATAATTCCAATGCAAATGGGTCAAAACTTGCCCGGGCTCGAATCCGATGAGAACATTCAAGAAGCCCGCATGCAAGATGAAGAGATGGACCAATACGAAGAAGCGTTAGGTCTTGACCCAGATGAGGTTGAGGAAGAGGTTATTGAGTTAGAAGACGGCTCTGTTGTCGTTAACTACACACCTAAGAAATCACCACAAGAAGCACCAGAGTTTTATGCTAACCTTGCCGAAGAGTTGGACGAAGACATTCTCCAAGGTTTGGCAATGGAGTACTTAGATTTAATTGACGTAGACCAACAGTCACGTGAGCAACGTGACAAGCAGTACGAAGAAGGTCTGCGCCGTACCGGCCTCGGCAAGGACGCGCCCGGAGGAGCCACGTTCGACGGAGCTTCCAAAGTCGTTCACCCTATCATGGCAGAAGCATGCGTTGACTTTGCTGCTTCTTCCGCAAAAGAATTACTGCCACCAGATGGTGTTGTTAAATCCAACGTTAAGGGTGACGCAGATCGTATCAAAGAAGAAACCGCTTCACGCAAGGTAGATTTTCTTAACTGGCAGCTGTCTGAGCAAGTGCCTGAGTACCGTGACGAGATGGAGCAGCTGCTCACTCAGTTGCCACTCGGTGGTTCACAGTTTTTAAAATGGCGCTTTGATCCAGAACAAAAACGTCCGACTTGCGAATGGGTACCAATTGATAACATTCTGTTACCATACGCATCGACAAACTTCTACACAGCACAGCGTGTAACTGAAGTACAAGACATTACAGAAGACATTTTCTTACAACGTGTTGCTACTGGTATCTATCGTGACATTGATTCAACTTACACATCTGATGCACCGCTAACAGAACAGACTCGTTCTGAACAAGCTAACAACAAGATTGAAGGCAAACAAGAGCCATCTAAAAACGTTGATGGCTTGCGTCGTGTTTATGAGATTACTTGCTTCTTGCGTTTAGAAGAAGATCCTGAGACCAATGGCGCACGCGCACCATACATTTTAACCATTGATGAGACTACTTCTGAAGTATTAGCATTATACCGTAACTGGGAAGCCAATGATGACAAACTCGAAAAACTGGATTGGTATGTTGAGTTCAAATTCATTCCTTGGCGTGGTGCTTATGCTATTGGCCTCCCCCATCTTATTGGTGGTCTCTCTGCTGCTCTTACTGGCGCTCTACGTGCTCTCCTTGACGCTGCTCATATCAACAACAGCCAGACACTACTTAAACTCAAAGGTGGACGAATTGGTGGACAGTCTGACAGGATCGAACCAACTCAAGTAGTCGAGATTGAAGGCGCACCTGGTGTTGACGATGTACGTAAGATCGCAATGCCAATGCCGTTTAATCAGCCATCTTCTGTGCTGTTTAACCTTCTTGGTTGGCTAACAGACGCAGCAAAAGGTGTTGTTACTACCGCTGAAGAAAAGATTGCAGACACCAACGCTAATACACCAGTTGGTACAACCCAGGCTCTGATCGAGCAGGGTGCAAAAGTATTCTCAAGCATTCATGCACGCTTACATCGCTCACAGGCTAAATCTCTTGCCATCATCTCTCGTATCAATCACTGGTACTTGGACGAGATGGACAACCAATCTGGTTCTGAGATTAAGGTTCGTGACTTTGCTGCAAACAATGACGTACGCCCTGTTTCAGATCCTAACATTTTCTCTGAGACACAACGTCTCGCACAGAATCAAGCACTGTTGCAAATGGCATCAAGTGCGCCTCCAGGCATGTTTGACCTACGTGCAGTTTACCGCCGTGTGTTACAACAATTAAAGGTACCTGGCGTAGAAGAAGTATTGCCAAACCCAATGGGTGCTAAAGAGTCTAACCCTGCGCTAGAAAACGTCTCCATGACTATGGGTCGTCCGGCTGCAGCTTACCCAGACCAAGACCATATTGCTCACATTAAGGTTCACTTAGAATATGCAAATAATCCAGCTTACGGCGGCAACCCTGTTATTGGGCCTTCTTTTGCTCCTCATGCTTTAGAACACATCAAGCAACACTTAACACTGCACTATTTGCAGTCTATGCGTGCTTATGTGGCACAAGCACAAGGCGGCAAAGATACGCTTGAATTGCACCAAGAAAAACCATTGGATCTTGAATCACAACAAGCTCTTGCACTGGCTTCACAAATGGTTGACCAAGACGCACAGCAAATTTTGGCACCATACGTACAACAAATCCAGGCACTTGCCCAGAAAGTTGCTCAGGCACAACAAGCTCAACAGCAACAAATTGCTGGCAACGATCCAACAGCGCAAGTTATTCTTAAAACTCAGATGGCTGAGACAGAGCGTAAGGCTCAAGAGTCTCAAGCTAAGATGCAGCTTCAAATGCAACAAGACCAGCAAAACTACCAGCTCAAACTGGCAGAGTTGCAGCAAAAAGTTGCTGAGTTGCAAACCAAATACCACACTCAAACAGTGGTTGACGCCAATAAGAACGCGACTAACATTGCTATGGCAGACATTAACAACGCCTCTCGCGAGCGTGTTGCTATGATTGCGGCGCAGCAACAGTTAACTTCTGACCAGGCAGCAATGGCTCACGAACAAAACATGACAGCGCTAGAAGCGTCACACGCAGCGCAGCAAGACATCCGTCAGCATGGTTTAGAGATTGAGCAGCAGCAGTTCCAGCAGCAAGCTCAAGCAGTTCAAGGCCAAATTGATGCTCAGCAACAAGCCAGCCAAGCCGGTTTAGAGCACGCACAAACCTTACAACAAAATGACCAGCAGCATCAACAGGCATTAGAACAACAACAACAATCAACTCCCCCACAAGGACAATAAAATGGCAAAAAACCCACAAGACGGCGGCGAATTAGGCTTCCGTAAAACATACAAAATGACCGGCAATCAAAGCTCAGGCGGTGGCCCAGATGCTAAAGTTGATAACGGCCCATCAGGTTCTTTACGTGCAAACAATGCAGTAAAAGGTAAACCAGCACGTTCTTCTAAAGTCGGTCCAGGTAAAAACCTAAAAGACATCGGCGGCGGAAATTTCTATTAATTAGGGCGGATTTCTTCATACATTTGTATTATTATCTGTATGAAGGACTTTATTTCAGAAATTATAGATCGCGTACGCGATCAGAAAGCAAAACTGGCGGACGCCGTCACCGCTGGGACTAATGTTCATACGTTTGAAGATTATCAGTTTTTAATCGGCCAAATAGAGGGTTTGAAAACCACCCTGGACATAGTCAATGAAATTTTGACGGAGGACGAAGACGACCTGTAGAGGTTAAAGGAGCACTGAATAGTGTTTGATTTAAAAGGCAATGACGAACCAGATTTACGATCAGAAGAAGAATGTTTTCCCAAGATTGATACTGGTATCGAGGTAGCTGGAGACCGAGTTTTAGTACAACTAAGACGCGAAAAGTCAACCAGCAAAGGCGGAATCATCTTAGTTGATGAGACCAGACAGACGTTACGATTCAATGAAACTGTAGCTAAAGTGATCCAGATTGGACCACTGGCATACCGTAACCTAGACGCAGATTTAACCCCATGGCCAGAAGGTCCTTGGTGTAAAGAAGGCGATTTAGTGCGTACGATTAAGTATGGCGGCGATCGGTTTGTTGTTAACCCTGATGACGAAGGCGCCCCCGTGGTGTTTATTACGTTACAGGCCCGTGAAATCATTTCTCGCATCAAGTCGTTTGAGTATGCGCAGAAGATGAAAGCGTTTGTAGATTAACTTTTGAAAGAAAAGTATGGCAGATAAAGAGAATGATGTTCCACAAAAGGAACTAGAAGATGGCACCCTGGTTGCCAAGGTAGAATTTCCAGAAGAGATCGAAGTCGAGGAAGAAAAAGAAGGCGGTAAAGTAAAAGCCGCTGACAATGACGACGACGAAGATGATGATCACGAAGATGATGATCATAATGAAGGTGAAACTGACGACGAACGCGAAAGAATCCGCGAAGCACGACGTGAAGAACGTAAGCTAAAGAAAGATTTAAAGCGCCAACGTGAGATTTCAGCCAAGAACAAGATTACAGCGCTTGAAAAAAGAAACGAAGAGCTTGCTCGTCGTCTCGCTGCGGTAGAAAATACTGCATCGTCTTATCAATTTGCACAAATCGACAAAGCAGTGGAAGATGAAGCCACTCGTGTTGAATATGCCAAGATGAAGATGCTGCAAGCCGCACAAAACAACGATGCTGCTGCCCAAATGGAATATTTGGAGCAGTTAACAGACGCAAAACAGCGTTTGGCTCAAGTTCAAGCGTATAAGAAACAACAACTCGAGCAAGCTAAGGCTCCCAAGCAAAACGTACCAAATGAATTGTCTGCAGAAGTACAACGTAATGCAGAAAAATGGTTAAAACGTAACTCTTGGTTTGATACTCAAGCTCGAGACACAGATAGTAGAATTGCCAAAGTAGTAGATCAAGAACTCGCCGCTGATGGTTGGGATCCAAGTGATCCTGAGTATTGGGATGAGTTAGATAATCGTTTGCAATCCCGCCTACCACACCGCTATACCGGAAAGGGTAGCTCGAAAAACAAGCGCTCAGCCGGACCAACAGCGTCTAGCCGCGTAGCAAACGAGACCAGCACAAAACCTGGCACGATTACTCTCTCCAGAGAGCGTGTACAGGCAATTAAAGACGCTGGTGCATGGGATGATGTAGAAAAACGAAACAAAATGATCCGGGCGTACGCATCGTATGACCGTTCCAACAGAGGATAATAAAAATGGCAAATACAAGAATTAAAAGAGAATCACGTGACTTAGATGATCGCTTAGCCGATCGAGTCCAGGAAGTAATCGAGCGTTCAACACACGCCGATGAAGACAGTATTGCACGTCGTGAACGCCTTGATGCGTTTAGAGACAAGTGGGCAAATAGTGCGTTGCCCGATCTTCCCGGTGGTATTATCCCTGGGATGCACTTGTGTTGGTTGTCAACAACCAATACTTACGACAGTATCGACAAACGTATGGCATTGGGTTATGAGCCAGTTAAAGCCTCAGAATTAGGTAAAGGCTTTGAAGGACTAGGCAAAATGAGCTCAGGCAAGTTTGAAGGCTGTGTTAGTTGTAACGAAATGGTGCTCTTCAAGTTACCTGAGGACATCTATCAAGAAGTTATGCGTATGCTCCACTTGGAGGATCCGCTTGAACACCAACGTAATATTACTGCGCAGGTTCGCGACACAGCGCAAGGTAATAAAGGTGGACGTTCAGTTCTTGAAGGTGGTCTTTTGGAAATGGAAAAGGACACTGCTAAAGCGAATAACAAAAACATTCGTTTCCAATAACATTCTTCAAAAAACAAAGGAAATTATAGACTATGTCTACAGTATATCAACCCTTTGGTCTGAAGCCAGCGTTTCACCCAAGCGGTCTTGATCGTGCTGTGCCATTTGTTGGCACCAACACTTTCAACCCTGCAACCGGTTACAGCGCACCATACTCTTTGAGCTCTGGTCAAGCATTTTACCAGTATCAACCAGTGGGCTTAAACTCTTCAGGTCAATTAACAATCGGCGCAACTGCAGCTGCAACTTCACCTTTATACGGTGTTTTTGATGGCGTAGAGTTCACTGATTCACAAGGTCGTCGTTCAGTAGCTAAATGGGCTTCAAAAACCACTTTAGATGCTTCTACACAGATCATTTTCTGGATCTTCCAAGATCCTAACATCGTATACGAAGCTCAAGTTAACGGTTCAGTTACTTCCGCTGCTTTAGGTTCTGAATACGATTTTGACGCTACAAA